TTACAGCTCTGTTTGTTCTTTGTTTTTTCTTGAGCCTAATATCTTTATGATGCGGTACGCGATCACAGAAACATAAGCCGTGATGAGAATGATTGTGTAAGACACAGGATAATCACTCGTCATTCCGTGATAAAAGAAATAGATGAGCAGCACTGACAGCATGATGACTTGGAACAGTTCCTTTTTCATTTTACTCTCCCCTCATGATAGTGATTCGGTCGATTATATCACAAATGATGTCATTTTTTGCTAGCTATCAGCAAGGGAAATTCCATTCACCTGCTGATAGCCCTTTATGAATGATTACTTTTTTAGCAATTGTTCCATTTTGTTCTTCGTCTTCGGACCGTAAATCCCGTCTGCCGCTAGACCATTCATGAGCTGGAACCGCTTGACCGCATTCGCTGTTTTCGGTCCATAATAGCCATCAACTCCGTTGTTTTTTGCCCCTTTGTCCGGGTAGAAATAGAGTGAGGATAAGGCTTTTTGCACGGCTATGACTTGTGATCCTTTTGTTAAGGGCTTGGTTATTTTTAAGATGCCAGATGGCAGATTTGACGATTTCTGTTTGGTAACTGGTGCTTTGTGACTCAAGCTCTCTGTTCGAACTGGCTTTCTTGTGCTTTTGCTGCCGGTACGAGCTGTGGCTATTCCAGCTTTAAATTGATCCCACCGTCCGAGCAATTTCCTTGGACATTCTTTCCCGCTCCAATGTTTATGAGGCACTACATTTGATAAAGGAATTCCCAAATCGCCCATTAGCTTTCGAATGAGCCATTGGGCATTTTCGACTGCTTGTTCAAAGTTGCCGTCTGTATTTTCGCAAATTTCAATTCCGATTGATTTCATATTGCCATTGCCTCTGCCGTCTCCTGCATGCCAGCCGTTCTCGTTTAACGGTAAATGCTGATAAATCACCTGATCGTCGACAGTGTAATGCCAGCTGACTCCGGTACTTGAACGGGCAACAAACGCAGCGTGACTCCCCGCATTTGCACCTTTTGCCGTGTTAGAGGTATTATGCACCGTAATATAGAGCGGCTTCATCGTATTTCCTGGTCTGTTGCGGTTGTGTTTTGGAATGTAGGCTTGAATGATATTGACCATATTGTTTCTCCTTCAACGATTATTTTGTTAGCCCTCTTTGTTTCAGGGTATCTTTTTGTAATTGACCTTTGTAGGTCACATAATTGTTTTTAAACCAAGCGATAATGGCTGTCACCATCGTAAAAATGGTGGAACCTGCTACATATAGTGCCTCACCAGCGGTTTGTACTTGCTCCTCACTAATCGGTAGCACCGTCTGTCCAAACATGACAAGCGTTTGATTGATGAGCGCAATAAAAAGAAGCACTGTGCGAATCACAGTGCCTTTGTCGAATGTTTTCATGATTTCTCCTCCTATTTTAAATTCCGTTCAATTTTGTCGAGTTTGTCGATCACAACATCATACTTCTCACTAAACTTTGCTAACACATCATTTTGCGCCTCGATTTGTTCATTGAGTTTGTTTTCTCTTTCCTTTGTTGTGTTTAATACATAAAACAGCACCCAACAGAACAACACCGCAAACGGCCCTTGTGTCATTAAATATTGTGTCAAATCCATTTCCACTACACTCACCTACTCCCTCACTTTGCACACCCTGAAAGAAGGCAAAATAAAAACGCCTATTCAGCGTTAGTTGGATATTCTTCGTTTGTTATTTCTTTGTATTGTTTCGGCGTAATCTTCTCGAAACGAACAAATTTTGCTACGTCCTCATTTTCATAACATTTCCATTGATAGAACAATGAAATACTTCGGAACCAATCCAATTAAATTACCTCCTTTTCAGTCAGCAGCATGATAAGTTCTGATATATTTTTCGATTGATTTTCTGCTCTCTTTTCTGACTCTGCCAGCTGCTGAAGCAGATCAGCATTTTGCTGTTTTAATAAATCAATATCTGATGGCGGCAGCGGCTTTGGCTGCAAACTATCGATGTATTCTTGTGTTGCCGACTCATACCATGCCCTTTTCTCTTCATTGTATTTACCTTTGTACAAACCATCTTGAGGTCTTACATCTGTATATCCTTTTGGGATGCCTGCGTCCTCTTCAATTTCTACTTCTTCTCCTGGAAGGTAATTGAATTTTTCATCGTATTTATATATCCATTTCACTTTCATCCCTCCTGAGCCGCCATGAATTTAAAGCCGAACGTGATAAATTCATTTGGGTTTGTTGAATTGGAGACGCTTTGTATATACACATTACCTTTAGTATCAATATGTGTTCTGTGTGTTTGTGGTGTTGAACCAGTGCCGATACTAGATGCTACCCCTATAAAATGCATATCCTGTATAGGACGATAACCACTAGGCAATGTAAAAACAGGTACTGCAAAACCGATAGTACCCCCTGTAATAGAACCAATTAACTCTACCTCTCCAAATGGATTCTTATAAAATTGCACTTTTTGAGTGCCATATTGTTTCCATCCGTTTATTATTGTTGTCGGAAACTTCCATTCTATTTGCTCTGCACTGGTTAACAAACGTTCCCATTTTGACCACACGCCATTTACAACTGTTTTACGCCATGTCCGGCCAAGGTTATCAAATCCAATGACAGAACCGTAGTTCCCTGCACTATTACATACCCAAACCCCCCGTAAAGCAACACCTGGTCCGTTAATAGCAGATGTGTCTGAGGTAAAATGAACAAAACCTTTATAACGAGGTAGTATGTCATGAAAATCAACAGAATTGATTATGTGAAATTTTCCAAATCCATCTGAATTGGTAATAGGAAATGCTTGAATGGCATTTATATCTGTAGATGTGAGCTGTCTTTCCCATTCAGTCCATGTAAAATCAGTCTTCCTAATTCTATAAAAAGAATTAAGACCATTGACTGCATCATATATAGTTTGTAATAGGGTATTCCCATAACTTATCACTATCATAAATGCCCGTCTGATCTCTTTTGGACCATTAAGACCGGTATTATAAATGAGGTACATTCCTGTTTCTGTCATTTCGTTATAGTCGGTGGTTTCACCTATACTTTTATAAAAGGGTTGACCGTTATCCCTTGTTATTTTATGAAGCTGACTGTTGTTCCACTTGTTGATATCCGATGTTGAAGGGATTCTATTCCAGGTAATTGCAATATCTCCTGTATTATAATTGAAATAATATGCATTCCCTGCGGTGTCTATTGCAAAGCCCGTTCCAATATTATTTTGTCCCACCGTCTGCATCCCTCGCATTGCAAATTGTGAAGGGCTATCCTCTATTCCACTGGGCGCATAGAATGTACATGTCCCTTTGTCTTTAATTGTGTCAAAGATTTTTGAGCCAACAGGGATATCTAAAAGATGTACCCCATTGTCACCTGTAATTTTATACAGCTGCGACTCATTCCATTTCTTTTTTTCTACTTCTGAAGAGTGTTGTCTCGAATCATCGATATGATTAGTTAATTGTTCTGATATACCAGTGTCGTTATGAAGCAACGTTTTCAGCATATCGTTGAATAGATCAGCATGAGCTTTATCACTCGTTTCAAAAGAACGAGGAATTTTTATATCCAATGTATTCTCACCTTTCTATCATTGCATAAGTTGTTTCAATGAGATTAAGATAGAATCCAGCTAAAGAGCACAGCAAAAAAAATAAAGCCATTAGGCTTCGTATTTTTCTCCTGTTATGTCTTGATAGTCATCTGCCGAGATCCAGCCAATGCTTACATAAAATGCAATGTCCTCTGGTCCGTAACACTGCCAGTCCCAGAATTGTTTGATATCTGCTACAGTTGGAAACATCATTCTGAATTTCCCCCTTTCTGCATAGCCAATAGCTGCGTTAATTGTTTCGACAATAAAGCATTTTGTTTCTTTAAAAGTTCTATATCACTTGGCGGGAGAGGGGCTGTCTTTAGGCTATCTATATACTCCTGTGTCGCTGATTCATACCAGTGTTGTTTTTCCACATCAAATGCAGCTTTATAAAAAGAAGGATGATTGGGTGGTGCAATTGTTGTGCATTGATCTGGAATGACATAATTGCCTTCATCATCTCTTTCGAACACTTCGATAGGTCTGACCAATTCATTTTGATGATTGTATTCATAAGCTAGTATCATTTTTATCACTTCCTTAATTTAATGGGACGACCGTGTCTAAATAGTAGCCAGTTACGGCACTGTTATTCACTGCATGTAAACCGGTTAGTTTTAACTCTCCTGTCTTATATATATATAATTTACTATGACCCGTTGTACCTGATACCGGAACTGATACTACTATGCCTTTATCTGGTAAATTCGGTAAGCCCGTAATTGGAATCTTTCCACAGATCACTTCTCTATTTGCAATTAGGTGACCCCTCAACAATAATAAGTTTCCCCATTTAACATACTGAACCGGTCTGTCTCCAATAGAGGAACCATTGTCTAATGTTACATTTAGCCACTGAACATTTTCAAAATCATCATCAGTTACTATTTTTTTCCACCCTTTAAAGACACCGTCAGTATGAACAGTACCAAACCAATGAGTGTTGTCATAACTTCTAATGACATGAATGCTCTTTCTACCATTTACAGTTTCTAAGATATCGATATTAAACCAAGAAGAATCATTATCGACAGGCATATTTAAAACATTAGACCCTACAGCAAAGTAAAATCCTGATGGTAACGTTAAAATATCAGTTCCTATGGACATTGAAAGTCTTAGTCCCTTTGAATTTAATAGATTATGGTCATTAAGGCGTTTCCAACCGCTCCACTCTTGTTGTGTACCTGTTACATCAGTTGTTGAACGGTTAATATAGACATCTCCTGTATTGTTTGCACCAATGACCCAGCCATAGGTATTTTCACTAAAGACTGACAAAGCCCTCATGGAACTTCTTGTCGGAAGATCTGGATGTGCTTCATGAATGTACCATGAGTGAACCCCCGGCAATTTTATCAGCTTATCTAAAATACTAGGATCATCTGCATTAATTCTTTCATATGCTTTTCCATCGTCAGCCGTGATTTTAGACAATTGTCCTGCATCCCATTTGTTTTTTTCATTTTGAGTTGGCATTTGCACCCAGTTGATCGCAATATCTTTTACATAATAAGAAAAACAAAATGTATTTCCTAATGTGTCAATTGCAATTCCTACACCAATATTGTTTTGTCCTACAAGCTGGAAGCCCCTTAATGCAGCTTTACCTATAGCAGGAGAATCGACTACTCCAACACCACCTGGGGCATAGAATGAGCAGGCACCTAGCCCTTTAATTTCCTCATAAATACTGCCGCCTGGAGGAATACTGACCAAATGTGATCCGTTATCATTTGTCAGTTTATATAGCTGAGACTCATTCCACTTCTTCTTTTCGGAATCAGATACGTGAGGAATTGTATTTTCTGCATGATGATGAATTTGAGCTAACAGTTCTGTATCATTTTCAATCAAGATCTGCATCATCTTATTGAATAAATCTGCATGCGCTTTGTCATTTATCTCAAAAGAACGTGGTGTTTTTAAAACCATCTTTCTCCCCCTTATATATGAATGAATGATTAGAACCAAAAAACTCAGTAATTTTTTAAAATAGTTTTAAAGTGATTTTAACCCTTTTATGTCACGTAATATCTGAGCCATTTGTTTGGTTAAAAAGGCATTTTGCTCCTTTAATATTTCTAGATCATTCGGTTTTGGTTTTGTTTTTAAGTTGTTGATATACTCCTGTGTAGCGGTTTCCTCCCATTTGTGTTCTACAGGGTCAAATTTGGCAATATACGATTCCACAGGAGGGGGTACATCGGTAAAACCTTCAGGCATTTTCTCATGTTCATTCATGAGTTTTTCTTCACCAGGCATATAAATGAATTGATCATTATATTTATAAATCCACATTTTAGTTCCTCCTATAATGTACTAAATTTGATTAAAAACGTAATGAATTCTGTAGGGTTGACTGAGTTAGAGGACAATTGTACACATACCCTTCCGTCATTTGAAATAAATGTCCGGTGATATTGTGGCACCCCAGATGTACCAAGGCTAGAAGCAACCCCCACATAATAAACAGATTGTTTCGGACGGTATCCCTCTGGAAGGACAAAAACAGGAATTTCACCTAATGCTCCATCTCTAACAGCACCATTAATCTCCACTTCTCCCATAGCATTTTTACCGAAACGAATAGGTAGCGCGCTTGAACTATATTGTTTCCAACCGTTTAAAAGTCTAGGTGTGGTCCATGTAATTTGTTTATCGGCCTCACTAAGACTACGCCTCCAGCCTTGCCAGCCTAAATTTAGATCGAGATAATTCGTAAACATGTTATTCTTATTATCTACTGCAATGACCCAGCCATAGGTTCCTTTGTTATTACTATCAGATGAAGTAAAATGATAAAAACCTCTTGCAGATGATTCAGAGGGATTATCTTGTACCCCAGCCATTGAATAGAATGTGCCAAATGTTTTCCCTGTTTCGGATATTTTATCTAGAAGACTTTCAGCAGCTTCTACAGATACTCGAACTCCCCCAGTATCGTTTGTAATTTTAATCAACTGACTGTCATTCCATTTATTTAAATCTTCTATACTCGGAAGAGGTGTCCAAGTAATCGACGTATGACCAAAATTGTAGTAAAAGCTGTATGCTTTTCCTGCTATATCTACAGCAAAGCCTGCCCCAATATTATCTTGACCTACTATTTGCATACCTCTCAGTGATATATTTGACGATGTTGGAGAATCTTCTACTCCAGAAGCTGCGTAAAATGTACATGTACCTTTATCCTTAATTGCATCAAATATTTTTGAATCAGCTGAGACATTGATAAGCTGCATACCGTTATCTCCAGTTATTTTATAAATCTGCGAATCATTCCACTTTTTCTTTTCTTCTTCAGATGCATGTGAGTTCATATCTTGTGTATGGTTGGTAAGCTGTTCTAATAGACCATTGTCGTTTTTAAGCAAGGTCTGAACCATTTCATTAAATAAATCAGCATGAGCTTTATCAGTCGTTTCAAATGTTTTCGGCTTATTTAGATCCATTTAAATTCCCCCTTTAATAAATATCATCAATCTCAAAAACAAATTCGATGTCGCCGTCTTTTTGTTTGTCTGTCATAGTGCGGATGGCGGTGAATTTGCCGGCTTCGTCGACAAGTGCTAGTTCGTTGATGACTTCTCCTGCAAGTTCTCCTTCGGCAATCGTGCAGGTGTAGCGGATTTTTGCTGGTTCCATGAAGGTAAATGAATCAATCTCTTTTTGGACGAGTTCTTTTTTGAGTTTTTGTTCAGTGCCGTCTAGTGAGATCGGTTTCCCATCCTTCGTCCCACCATTTCCAAATGCCATTTTGACGACTTTTGTGAGTTTTGTTCCTTCGGCTCTTGCCTTTGCCATTTGTTGACGTGCATATAATGTTGTTACGGTTAATTGATCAGCCATTGTGATCCTCCTTATAGTTCTATTTTTTGAGAAGTAGCTGCTAGCATTTTTGATCCGTCGAGCGGAACAGATCCGTCGAGAATCCAGTAATGATCCTTAATCAGTAAGCTGCCGCCCTGTTCAGTTTGGACATGTACTGGCAATCGGAACGTCATTTTCTTCTTGGTTTGATGCTGGAGCTGATTTTTTGTGCGTAAAGTCAATGCCGCTCCTTGCTTCGTTTCATGTACCGCTCCAGTCATGACATAATTCATTCGGTATGTGTTCTCTGACTTATGCTGAAGCGGCATTCTCATCTTCAACGAATGCCGAAAACGAGCAGGTACATCGGTTGTCCCTCGTGTTCCGCTCAGATAAAACGACCCATTTAATACAAATTCACCATTGAGTAAAATCGGGATATGATCGAAAAAACCCACTCTGCTTCGCAGTGTGAGCCTCCCGTGATGATCATTTATTTCATGTACATCGGTATGATGAAATGCAGTGAACGTATAGGCCAAATGAGCTGGCTTTAACGTTTCAAGTATTTCTACAATATATCTAGTGTTTTGCAGATCATCTAGATTCACACGTAAGGCGAAATGGTAGCGATTGGTGGTCAGACGAATGATGGCACTTGGATTTTTGAGAAAGCGATTCACCGATTTCTCTAAAGAAAGATACGTGATCGGTGGAATGTTTGACATCATATTGAGTAAGCGTGCTCTGCGAAGTTCAATGGAATCATCTGATTCTCGCTGCACCTTCAGCATTCTTTCCCATCTATTCAATCCCCATGTCGCTGTCAAAGGGAAGAACTGATCCGTTAAATCGAAAATGGATTCATCCAATTGCTCAAACTCTGGCGCTTCTGTTTTGAGCAGGTGATCGACTTCATAAATCTCTGTAAAATATGGCGGCAAGTAGTTTTTCATTTCATCCTGTTTGCTCAATAACCTTCACCTGCCTCAGACGCGGTATCTCAATGTCCTGTAATACTAAGTTTTTTGACTCCCCATTCAATAACACGTTTGCATAATCTGATACACTTTCTGAATGGTACAGAATGTCATTTAATGCGGACATTCGAATGGTACTCTTTTCAAATGCGATTGATTTCAACAGCGCTTTGACCTTTTCTTCTATTTCTTTCTGCGCTCCTTCAAGGGTCCAGTCCATTTGAAGTTCGACGGCTACTTCTATGTCAATGTCCAGCCATTTGGCGCTTTCGACGGTCGCTTTTGAACCGATAGGCGCTTGCCCTTCTCCTTCGCCTGGTACTGGGTCGATATATTCCTGTACTCTTTTAACAAGCAGATCTGATGCAACATCTAGATTGCCGTCTGTGATGACAATCTTGACTGTTCCTTCTCCATTCCAAAGCGGGAATACCTTCGCTCTGCCAACCCCTGTCACTTCCTCAGCCCATTTTTTATAATGGGCCTTGTTGGCACTGACAGCCTCTCGCCTAGCACGTATTAAGTAGCGATCATATAACGAAGCGTCATCTTCTTCCTCTTGTCCGGGTATTACCAAATCTTTCATGATAATTGATTCAAGCCCCGGGATTGTATCAAGAGATAGTAGCGGCTGATCTGTTAATTGACCATTGCCGATCCTGCCAGGTGTCTCGCATTCTAGCGTGCCATCGTTCGAATATTGGAAATAGACGTCTTCAATAAAAAACCGTGAGCCAGCTGGGATGTTGATATCCTCCGGCTTAATAGCTGCGGACCAAACCGCTTTAGTCGCTGGTTTTCTTTCAATTCCTACTTCAGCGGCCCGCCGATCTAGAAACTCTCCTTGTGCTGTATCTGCAAAGACCAGCTCGAATACTTGATCAAGCCAAATATAGGACTGGGCCAGTTCAGCGGCAGCAGGTGCCAAGGCATTCCAAATGACGCTGTTTTCTCTTTTATCTATATCATCTGGCAGTCTGTCTAGCATTCTTTCCATTAATGCTTCATACGTTTGTTCCTCAAACATCGCTCTCCATCACCTCCTCTATTTCTAATGTGCCTTCATCTGTGACAATAGCTAGCTTGACATGAAACGAGTCATTCTCCTTTGTGACCTCTATCTCTTCAATATGATCAATCCGTTCGTCCACAATCAATGCTTCCTCTAGCAGCCTCGGAATCTCCATTTCTTTGTATTCATCCGTGGCTTCTGTATCCGTCAAGAGCTCCTGAATTTCAGTGCCAATGTCGTGGCTGTAAATAGGATGTGCATACCGCTCTGTCCTAAGTGTCATATAAACGAATTGACGAATTGCTTCAATGCCTGAAATGGTTTCACCTGTCAATCTGCCAGTTTCAACATCTATTCGATACGTCGTCGAGGTTTCCACCTCTTCGTCTTCTTCTGTTTCCTCAATTTCTTCCTCTGGTGAAAGTGCCACGTTCATCACCTCCCTTACAATTTGTCGATGATGTAGAAGGATTGTCCTCCTGCCATTGCCAGCACCATAATGCTGTCTCCCCTTTTCAGTTCATCATCCTCCCCCTTATTTAGGCGCTTTGGCCAAATCAGTAATTCTTCCGGGATGATCAGTTTATGGTTTTCATTTAACTGGATGCTTACAGGAGAAACTGCCGTGACTTCTCCAATCACCAGATCAATTGGAGAGGCGGCGTCTACAGCATTCACTGCTAATCGTTTAATCGCTTCACTTAACCTCACGCTTGATCACCCTTTGGAATGGAATTTTTCTCAACGACATCAATTGTCATGGTGTGTTTCACTCCACTGAATTCATGTTTGTCTTGATCGATCCAGTACGTTTTTTTTACGTTGATTTCAGGGATTTTCAAATAGATTGGAAGACCGCTTTGCAGTTCAGGAATGCCTAGCGCTTGGATGCTTTTGACTTCTTGTTTCACGCCTTTTTTCTCTGCCAGCCGTACTTTGGCTCTTTTTTGCAGCTGCGGCTGGTTGATTTGCCCTGTAACCGTCTCAACATGCTGTAAAATACCGTATTTACTCTGACCTGCTTTATCCTGTTCGACCACTACAATCTCTGATTTGCTACCTTTTTTCTTATTTTTCCCCTGTTCATCCGCAGACGTGCGCAGCTTGACACGAGTGGCTGTTTCTTCAATCGAGGTGCTGTACTGATAGCCAATGAGATTGACACCTGATTCAATGACCCATACGTCCTCTGGATCTGGCCAAGCTCTCAGCCCCATCTTTCCTTTAGCAGAATAGATTTGATAGTTTCTGCCGGTTTGCCGCTTTGTCTCTTTTAATGCTTTCAGAATCATGTCATATAGGCTCGTATCGTTTTTAAACACTAGTGATTTTATGACATGACCTGTATTGGCGATGGAGGTCATGGGAATTTGAAAGTCAGCTCCAATCCGTCTCAAGATTTGATCTGCTCTTTGTTTTGAAAAAACATAGACATCTTGGTTTTTCACCAAATATTGAAGCATGTCGTATGCGGTAAAGGTCAGTTTCCCTTCAACAGGCGTCCTAGAAAACACAATGCCTCTGAACAGCTCTTTTCCTTTCCATTTAAAAAGAACCGTGTCCCCTTCTGAGACACGGTAATATGTTTGACTCCCTTGCTTTGTGATAATATTTGCTTGAATAGAACGAGGGGCTTGATACCTTTGCCCCTGAAGTGTCACACTCTCTGTGACAAGCTCATACATGGTGCCGCTTCTGATGGCAAAAAGCTCGATCAATGCCAGCCCCCCTATTGTGGTATTTTTAACCTTTGTCCAGGGAAAATCCAATGCCCCGGCTGCTTAATATTGCGTTTGCTACGTTTAATCATCGCTAATTTATTGGCATTCCAAATACGTCGCCATTTTGTACTGTCGCCATAAAACCTGCCTGAAATAGCCCATAACGTATCCCCTTTTTTGACGGTGTACATTTTTGGCGGTGTTTTTGAAGGCCTTTTCTTTTTTGTTTGTTTTGCTTTTTTCTTTCGTTTAATTTTCCTAGGTGATGCGGTTTTGTATTCCTTTAACTCGATCGTAAATTCACGATCGCCAATATCATATGATCCTTCTTTATGGGTGAAGCTTTCAATGCTGCACGTCATATTGATTTTTGTCCCCGTTACAATCAACCGCACAGACTTCTTTGAACGCATCATTCGTTCTATTTTCGCTATCGCATTCTCCGGTGATGGAATGCTTTTATATTCAGCAATTGGCGAATATTTCTTAGGAAATAATGAAGTGAATGATACTTGCTTAGCCGATGGGACATCAATAAAGGTCAGTTCTCCAAAAGAGGCAACCTTTACCGTTTCATTTTGTACGTTATTTGTGATTTCAAGTTCGGATGGAAGGACAGGGAATCGCAACTTGTCCTTTCCTTGGGAAATCCACAATTGATACACTGATTTACCCATCAATCACGACCCCCTTCGTTCCTGTATGAAGCTCTACTTCCAGTTCATCTACGAGCATTTGTCTAATTTTTTCGACAAGCGATTGCTGATCTTGTCCATTATGGAAATGCTGGTCTCCATTGAATTGAATCGTGATTTGTTTATTACCTGGCGATGCAGTACGACTAGAAGACTGAGCTGAGGTGACTTGCTGCATTTGTGATTCTGGTAAAGGAGCAGACGCATTTGCTGGATCATATACTTGCATTCCAAGTGCCTTGGCTGCCTGGGTTAATAAATACCTTCCGCGTATGCCTCTTTCTTCAGGAATGATCCATTCGCGTTTGTTTCCTTCACCAACTCTAGCAACCTGCTCCTGAGTAATCAGTCCACCATTTGCGTAGCCTTTATAAGGCCCGCCTCTTCTCATACTTCGTAATCCCGGTGTATTGAAGACTGTTCCATATCTGCCCTTGATGTAGTTAATGGCTGCTACGGCATTATGAATTGGGTTCCAAATGTCATTCATGCCCTTGCCTTTATTAGAGTTAAACGTCGTTCCAATGGTTTGCATTAAGCCTTTAGAAGGCGTTCCCTTCTTGGCGTTAGAATCCCATAAGTTGATTGCTCTCGGATTTCCATTCGATTCATGCTGCGCAATGGTCATAAGTCCTGGAAGCCAGTTCATCGATGTGCCAGTTGCCATGAGAGCTGCCATGAGCCATTGCTGAACACTAAGACCTGAAGCCCCCATACCGCTGAAGGCACCGATTAATGAACCAGCCTGATTTTCAGCAAACTTTTTCACATCAACTGAGTCGAGTCCTTTGACGACACCGATCGATGCGAATTTCCCAAGACTCATCATGACGCGTGAAGGGGAATGAATATCTAATTCCTCTCTAAACGCCTGCTCTACTTTCTTCGCCATTTCTTTGGCGGCTTGTGTGACTTCACTTGCTTTTGAACGCATGCCACTGTTAAAGGCATCCATCATTCCTGAGCCCCAGCCTGGTGATTCTTGTTTTGCTTGTAGAAATGGTTGTTTGATGTGCTGATCTACGTATTGGCTAGTACCAACTGATGTGGCATTTTGACCTGTGGCAAAACCACTAACCGTTCCAGAACCCCAAGTTGGCGATGCTGTCATCACTTGTTGGTATGGTGCTTTTACACGACTTTGCAAAAAGCTATCTGTTCCTGTTGGTGTCATCTGCTGACCATTCGCAAAAGCAGCAACTGTTTGCTGACCGTACTTATTTGAGTCTGAGGTCAATTGACCAAAAGGCTGCTGAATATTCTTTTGTTTCCATTGATCAAGTGTAATCATTTTTTGATTTAATCCTTGTTCAAAATCCTTATTAAATTGCTCGCCTATGCTGGAGGCTTGAATGTTCCCAGTCATCGAGACCGATCCGTCTATTGAACCGACAGAAGATGATGAAGCTACTGCTGTAGGAGCTGGAGAGCTTGATACTTGATTTCCAGCTGCTCCGCTTGGCATAACAGACATTCCAAGATGAGAAGCAGCCTGAGCAAGCAGCATCTTCCCGCGCCCTCGGTTATTTTGAGTTGGAATGACAAATTCGTTACCTGCTTCACCGACCCATGATAAGGTTGGCTGGGTGATATAGCCGCCTGTGGCTTTTTTATCAGGGTCTCCAAAGACATGTTTCAATACAAAATCAACCCCACCGCCAGCCTTATTAAACAAATCTTTGACCCACCCAAACGCTTTAGAAAACCCATCACCAATAGCTTCTGCTACTTTTACAATCGGCTTTTGAATGTTGTCCTCAAACCATTTGGATAATCCATCCCATATATCTGTCACCACTTTATACGCTTCTTCGAACTTTTTCCCGAAACTGTCTTTAATGGTTCCTACGGTATCTACAAGTGGATTCCACACATTTTCCATAAACCATGACGATACAGCTCCAAAGATTGATTGTATCTTTTTCCATGCATTTGATAATGCTGTCCAAATCCCTGTAGCGACTGTAACAACTGTACTGCTCAGTGGTGTCCAAACGTTTTCAATAAACCAACCTGCAACTGCACTGAACGTTTCTTGTATCCATGTCCAGGCATTGACTAGACTTGTCCAGATGGTTGTTGCTACCGTAACGACTGTGTCGCTGAGCGGTGTCCATACGTTTTCGATAAACCAGCTTGCAACTGCACTAAATGTTTCTTGAATCCATGTCCAGGCATTGACTAGATTTGTCCAGATGGTCGTTGCTACTGTAACGACTGTATCACTTAG